CCGCAGTTGGTCTTTCCAAGATTTCTTTTACATCACTGGCATTAGTGGTGTTTATTTTTTGATAGATTGTTTCAACCAATTCCACAGATTCAGGATTGGGTTCGACTTTGGTGTCTCCACTGGCAATGAGGTTTCCACTGGCACTTCCACTGTTGAGGTCTTTTCCATCAAAGGGGTTTGATTCTGTGGGATCTGGTTTTGCTGTGGTTTCTGACTCTGGCGTGGTCGTGATGGCGACTTGCGCACTCCCTTCGGGGCAGGTGATTGTGCCTTCGTAGGGGGATTCTTGGTTTGCGAAGGTTGAGACTGTGCTGGGTTCGTCTTCGGCTTCCTTGGCGAAGTTGTCTTTTGGTTCGCTGGTTTCTTGGTTGGGGATTGGTTCATTTTCTTCCTTTCTGGAAAGAGTTTGGTTTACGGCAATCAACATAAGAACTGCCATCGGATCAAAGACTATAACGATCATTACAATAACGACACGTACTGCCTTTTCTAACAGGTTTTGATCTGGATTATCTCCGTATATCAATGCTGCGATATATTTAATCGGTCCAACTTCAGCTTCAACTTTACGTAGTTCTGAAGCAACAGGTGCTCGCTCTTCATTTAATCTGGCGATTCGGGTTTGAGCTGATCCAATTTCAGCAAGTAGTGCGTTGCGCTCCTTTTGCTGTCCACGTCTAATTTGCACAGATCTCTCTGCGCCCCTGTCATCCGTCGTTCTTGCGATCGTTTGATCCACCTGAGCATCCATCTGCTGCAATGCTTTTCTTGCTGCGCTGACATTGTCTTTTTCCGTTTTAATTTGTTCGTCTAAAATAGCAACTTTACTTGCCACATCACCAGTTGGTATTCCTTGGTCCAAATGTGCTTTGCTGAGGTATCCGAAAATCCCCATGGAAGTTAGTAGCATTAAAACTGTCAGGGCAATGCAGAAGTAACTGCGAAGTAAAACTGATGTATACTTCCAGTTGCGGTACAGCCAACTGGCCACTACGAGTTTTGATACTTCCAGCATAGATCCCATCACAATGATAGGTATAACTGCTGCTGCAAAGATTGCTACTAAACCACTAACTGCATAGAATGCAGATGTGGCTGATAATGCTATTGCCGTAAGGAATAGCAGGATTGTTAAACCATCTTGTTTTGGTTGTGTCATAATTTATTCTTTATATGAGAACCATGGACTCGGACAGAAATCTGCCCATTGTAGTAGTCGTCTGATTCTAATACCTTCCTCCCGAATTGTTCTCTGGCTTCTATGTATGAACACTCAGCCTTTGATTTGCAATAGAATAGAATTTCTCTATCAAAATTCTCCCTGCCAAATAATTCAACGTCTTTGTTTAATTCAATGCTTGAACCATAGTATTCAATCCAATCAGAGTCAACCTTTGATCGGATTTTCTTTTTCTTCTTGGTTCCATTTTTCAGTTTGACCATCTTGTAAGTGGTCTTTGAAAACTTGGCTAATTTCTTACCAACATACATACGACCGCTGGCTTTGTTCGTAATTAAATAAACAAAGCCAACGCAGTCCTCAGGCAACTCTTCAACGATTATATTTTTATAGATCCACATGGTAGATCTATTTATTCGTTCTCGTCTAAGTCCTCTTCTTCGTATATATCGGCAGAACAGACAGGACAGTAAACGATGTCCTCTAGTCGATGATCATCCCCTTTAAGGGTAATCTTTCCTCGTGCCTGACATTCAGTGCACTCAAAAAATCTAGTTGCCATTATGCAGCCTTTGCCCAAACATCGCCCCAATCACCAGACAACGCACCTTTGGCATAATCTGTTGCTCGGTTTTCGAAGAAGTTGGCATGCCCAGGAGCATTAATCATTTCCTCTACCCATGGTAGTGGATTGCGTTTAACTTTAAAGATACCCTTTAGTCCAAGACTAATGAGACGACGATCGGCAATGTAACGAATATACTTCTTGACTTCTTCCTGCGTAAGTCCTTCGATAGCACCCATGGAGAATGCCAGATCAATAAACTTATCTTCCAACTCTACCATCTTTTCAGCGATGGTATAGATCTTAGACTTCAATTCATCATTCCAGATCTCACGATTCTCTTCGATGTAAGTGCGGAACAACTTAATCATGGACTCAGCATGCATCGTTTCATCAACGATAGACCATGTGACGATCTGTCCCATACCTTTCATCTTACCCATACGAGGAAAGTTCAATAACATAATGAAAGATGAGAACAATTGCATACCTTCAGTGAATGCAGAGAACACAGCGATGTGAGTTGCTGTTGATTCCTTTGTACCATTCTTTGAAGACAAATCCATAACGTAGTCATGCTTGTCACGCATCTCCTGATACTCACCAAACTCATTGTAAGTTGTTTCAGGTAGACCGAGTGTTTCAATCAGATGCGAGTATGCAGCCACATGTAGGGCTTCACGTGCAGCAAAACCCATGAGCATCATACGAATCTCTGGTTGTGGGAAGTATGGAAGGTAATTACGAACATAACCACCAGCCACGTCAATATCGCCCTGTGTAAAGAAACGAAAGATGTGTGTAAGAAACTGTTTCTCTTGTTTGTTTAGTTTCTTCTTCCAATCTTTAACATCTTCTAACATTGGCACTTCGGTATGGAGCCAATGTGATTGCTCATGCTTCAACCATGCGTCATATGCCCATGGATAGTTGAATGGTTTAAAATAACTACGTTCATCTGTTAAATTAGATGCGACCTTCTTTATCATCTTACCAGTCCTTTAAGTTTGCACGAACATGCTCAAGTCCCTGTAGATTAGCAGGTAACTGTGGTGACATGTTAATTCCAGTTAATCGTTCAATCTCAGCGATTGTGGTCACATACTTATCAAGTTCCTTTGGATCTAATTTTTGGTTAGGGAACAAGAAAGTGACTGCACGATTCTTAGTTGGGTCAATAACAATCTTCCAAACATAGTCAGGAACGATTACATTATTACCCATTCGTTTTGATGTTGGCGTATTGATAACACCAGACACTACATAAACCTCGCCATAAGCATCAGCCCAGAAGCGAGTGTATTCTTCAACATACTTCCAGATACCACGATTGTTTCCTGGATCTTGAGGAATCATATTTGTAAGAAAGAATGATTCACTCATGGCTTCTGGAGAATATGGGAAGTTTGCAGCTGGTGCCACATGACCACGATCGTAACCAGATCCCTGATAGTCTTTTAGTGTAGAACGAAATTGTTCTGGTACTGAAGGATCTTCTCTGAAGTCATCTTTACGTTTGTTGCCACCAACTAGGTTTTGCTTCTTAATATGCTCAACTACGAAGATTGCAGTCTTAGTTTGATAGCTGTAGTTAAGAGCATAACCAATACGACAGATGTATTGATTGTTACCTTCTTGTGCTACCTGTGGTGCGCCATGGAATACATGTTGTGGACAGTGATCATCAATAGGGTTGGCAAGTGATAGTGTTGCATATAATGCAACGAATAGTGCGGTAATGTACTTCATATTTTTATCCTTCGCATGCTATGCATACATTGTCATCTTGGGCAAGCGCAGTTAGATCAATTTCTTTAATCACGTCACGCTCGATACGTTTTGCTACCTTGTCTGCTTTACCGATCTTCTCTGAACGGCAGTAGTAAAGGGTTTTCAATCCTGTCTTCCATGCCATGAAGTGTACCGCATGTAGATACTTGATGTTGGTGTCTGGTCTAAAGAACAGATTCAACGATTGCGCTTGGTCGATATATTCTTGTCTATCGGCAGCATGTTGAATGAGCCAACGCTGGTCAATTTCCATAGATGTCTTGAACACATCTTTCGTCCAGTCGTCCATCCAATCCAAGTGCTGAACGCTACCATCATTCGCAATAATGGAAGACCAAATTTGTTGATATTCATCTTCACCCTTTGGCGTCAAAGTGGAGCCACCATCTGGATCCAAATGCTTCATAATAACTCTATCAAGCCACTTATTCTTATTTAAGTGAGCACCTGAAAGAGTGTCTTGGCGATAAGCGTTAGCCCTATAAGGTTCAATACTAGGAGAGGTATTGCCCATAAGAATGGAAGAACTAGCATTGGGAGCAATTGCCATGAGATGGCTGAAACGATTACCAGTACCTTCAGCATCAGGTGCTTCACCTCTTGTAATTCCCAACTCCGTGTTCGCCTCATCTAATCTTTCTCTAATGTGTTTAAAGATTTGTTTGTTTCTTCCTGTGGCCATGGCTGATTCCCATGGGATGTTGTTTCGTTGTAGATAAGCATGCCAACCCAAAGCACCGATGCCAATGCTGCGCTCACGTACGGCAGAATACCTTGCACGTTCAATGGTGGAAGGAGCATGAAGAATAAAATACTCCAAAACATTATCCAGCATTTCAGCGACATCACCAAGAAAATTAGGATCTTCTCTCCACTCATCATAGTACTCCAAATTTAGCGAAGACAAACAACATACAGCAGTACGCTTTTCGTTTGTTGGTAGAATAATTTCCGAACACAGATTGGATTGATGAATCTTTAATCCTCTGTCCTTTAACCATTTAGGCATCTTTTCATTGCTGGTATCAATAAAGTGAAGATAAGGTTCACCAGTTTGCATGCGCAGTTCAATAATCTTTTGCCACAGTTCACGTGCTGATACTACTTCACGAATCTCTCCACTGTGTGGATCTTTTAATTCCCAGCTGTCATCAAGTTCTGGATCCAGCATAGCCTTTTCAATGATCTCCATAAAGCGATCTGGAATGTTAATGCCATGATGTAAATTTAGGGTTCTTAAGTTTTGGTCGCCTGTTGGCTTGCGCATCTCAAGAAAATTAATAATATCGGGATGATCAATAGACAAGTAAGCAGCATAACTACCACGACGAGTCCTACCTTGTCTATAAGCGAGAGATGATGCGTCATACATCTTAAG